AGTTAGTTTTTTAGGTTCTCGTAACCTGACGGCTAACTACGTAATATACGCAATTCAATAAATTGAACCATTATGCAAACCACTGAAAACACTACTAAACTTTTAAAATTTACAGCTGAAAATTTTGAAAAACGTAAACTAGACAATGATAGTTTAGTGCAACTTATTGAACTATGCGGAAACTATCTAAATATTCAATCAATAGCAGATTACGCTAAAGCTAATAAAATGTCTTATAATGGCGTAAAAAACCATAGACAAATAGTAAAAATATTTAACCAAAAATTTATAATAGACAATAATTAAATTAGTTAATGCCTTTACCAATAAAATTTTATGAAATTAATAACTATAGATTTAGACGTTGATTTTGTTTTAGGTTTAAGTTCCAAAGAATTACTTAGACTAAAAGAAATTATTGATGCTTCTTTACCAAAAAAAGTAGATAATAATAAATTAGACTTTAATGCTTTAAAAGAATATTACAATCTTGTTTTTACTAAATCAATGAGGGTTGTTAGCGACAAAACTAAGACAAATTTTAATAAACGAATTAAAGAAGGTTATACAAAACTTGATATTCAAAAAGTAATAGACAATGCTTCCAATGACAAGTTTCACGAACCAAACGAATTTAAGCACGTAACATTAGAGTTTCTTTCAAGATCAGATGTTTTTAATCGTTACGTTTCAGAAAAAAATCATCAAGTTCCTAGAAATAAAAAATTACAACAGCAACAAGGACACACAAATCACTAAAAGACAAAATGATAAAAGGGTTTCAAATTTTAGAAAATAAAGATTGTTATGAGGATATTTTAAAGTATCGTGAAGAAGGTGCTATTAGAGGCGTATATTTAGGTTTTCCAATATTACACGAATTGTTTACGATTAGTTTGCCTGGAGTAACAGACTTTACAGGATTTCCTCAAAGCGGTAAAAGTGAAATACTATTAGAATTACTTTTAAACACTTCTCTTTTTTACGGATGGAAACATTTATTGTACGTTCCAGACGTAGGAGATAAGAACGAGATTATTGCAATTTTAATTCACAAAATAACTGGTAAAACATTTGATAGAAGGTTTGTAAATTCAAATTACATATCGGAGCAAGAAGTTACAAGAGAATTAGATTGGGTGCTTTCACACTTTAAAATTCTACATAAAAACGATATGGGAGCAAAGATTACTCCTTATGAATTTTGGAATATAGCTGTAACAATGGACGTTCAAACTGCAACTATTGACAGTTGGAAAGATATGAAACATGGAGTAGGATTAAATGGAGAGAGTTTTCAAAGGGATGATAAGTATTTGGAAGATGTTTTGAGTTATCGTAATGCAATGGCTGAAAAATATAAAAAGCATTTTTTTACAGTTATACATCCAAAATCGGGTACAGAAAAAGATAAAGATGGAAATCGAAAAGCACCAAAGCCAGATGATTTAAAGGGTGGTTCTGAATGGTGGAATAATGGCAAAACAATGATTACTGTTCATAGAGTTGAAGGCCATAAAAACAAAGTTCAATTTATTGTTACTAAAGCAAAACCGAAAACAGTTGCCAAGCAAGGAATGTGCGAAATGTATTTTGACTTTAAATTAAATAAGTTTTATTGGGATTACAACGGAGTTAATACCTACGCAAAAAAAGAATATTTTAAACCAACAGGAATAGCAATATCAGAGCATTTTGATGATGATGATAGTGAAGTTCCATTTTGATGTAAAAAACAATGGAAAACCTAAAAGACAAAAGACAAGAATTAAAGGAAAAAGAAATGCAACAGCTTTCATTGCAAAATAAAATATTAGAACAAGAACGAGAGCGATTTGACTACGCAGATACGTCACAATGGATATTAGATCAAAAGTTTGATACTGATTTAATATTTATGCAGGATAAAATATTAGAGTGGCTTAAATCGGCTAAAAATGAAAATCAGAAAAAAGTATTAAATGAAATGCTGTTGGTTTCTTATCGTATTTATACTTACACAGAACAGATGCGCACATTAACTAAAGCAACAGTATCTAAGTTTATGACTTTTGAAAAAACCAACTATGAATTAAATTCTACTAACAGAATTTTAAAATTAGAGTTAACACAATTAGATAACAAAAAAAACAAAAAAATAGATGCCCTTAAAAAAGAAATCGAGTTTTTATCAAAATAAGTTAACACCAGAGCAATTTAAGTTTCTGCTTCAAAACGAAGTAAAGGTATATCCAGTAACTTTAATTTCAAGAGTAGGTTGGTACATAGAAGTATCAATACATGGTAAAATAAAAAGATACGATAAGCAGTTAAAACAAGATGAAATTCAAGAAGCAATTGACAAAACACAATTGTATTACTTTGACAAATTAAAAAACCCAAAAAATGATTAAGTATTTTACTAAGCGTGACATAATGGAGTTGATTTGCATAAGCGCAGCAACTTTTGAGTGGCATATAAAAAAGCTAAATATAGTACCATTAATTATTGGTGAAAGGTTGTATTTTTACTCTATTCAAAATATGATACAGTTGTATTATTCAGTTTACAGTCAAAATACATTAGCCACAATAGAAAGTAAAATGAACTATAAAAAAATGAAATTATGAATGATGATTTTGTATTGATAAAGGAGATTGTTATAGAAAATCCTCCAACTTTTTATCAGATAAAGAAAGTAAAAAAAAGCAAGGAAGCTGGAGTAGATGTTTACGATAAATACTATTTAACTTCTAATCTTTTTTTTAACAATGCTACATCATTTCACATCATATCAAAAATAGTTTATGACTGCAAATTGTTTCTTAGAGATAAAATTGTTTATTTGCCTCCGCTTGAAAAAATGAGATTGGAAATTGAGATACACGCATCAAAACATATTGACTTAGACAACCGAAGTTATTTCTGGAAGAAGCTATTGCTTGACATTTTGAAAACTCCAACCCAACGACAGTTGGCAAAAGAGTTTAAAAAAGAGGAAAAATACAGAAAAGAAATTATTACGCTAAATGTTATTTATGATGATACAACACAATACATTGATGATATTCGGGAAACATTTAAGTTCGGTGGAAACTTTTTAATTTTCAGAATTTACGGCAGAGCCAAAAGTGAGCAAAAGTCTTTGGATTTATTTTTTAAATAGAAATATTAAACACTAAATAATAATAAAATGAACAAAAAATTAGCAGTAAAAGACTTTGAGTTGCGACACTTAAAGTTAAGCAGTAAAGGTTGTCCTCAAATCGATTGGTTTGATTTGACACAAACGAATGAGTTGTTTTCAGTAGAAAGCGATTCTCAACCGCACGAAGATTTAGTTGAAAAGCTAAATGAATTAAAACAAGTATTCGCAGAGTCATTAGGACTGTTATCGGGATGGAATTTCGCAAGAGAAAACAACCGTAAGAACGAAGAAAAACTACAAGAGGCAATTAGATGTTACAACGAAGAAATTATGCGCTGTAAAGTATCTGGAGTAACAATTACAGATAAAGGGGTAAAGATTAGCGGTTCTTTGATTTGTGATGAAGGAACAGTAGTTTTGGCTTCTCCATTGATAAAGTTTGAAAACGAAGATGATGAAGTTACTATTGGAGAAACTGCCAAAGTAATTGTAGAAGAATTGCAAGTTGAAGTTTGGAAATTTATCTATCAAGGCAAAAGAGCTACTGATTTATTTAGTGAACAACCTAATGAAAGTGGATTAGGTACTGGAGCAACAATGCAAAAAGTTAGCTAGTGCCAAATTTTAACGAAAAAATTTGTAAGTTATCGGGAGTTGTATGGAAGCAATACAACTCCTTTTCCAAATGCCAATGTGAGCAATGTAAGGCAGTTCAAAAAAAGCCACAACCAAAGCAAAAGAAAGTTTATAAAATACCACAAGTTTCTAAAAAGCGAAAGGTAGAAATGTTGAAGTACTCTGTATTGAGAACAGAGTTTTTGGCAAAGAAAGAAAATCAAATTTGTCCGATTACAAAGCAACCTACAACAGACATTCATCATAAACGAGGTAGAGTAGGCAGTCTTTATTTAGACACAAAACATTGGATTGCATTAAGCAGAGAAGGACATAAGTTTGTAGAAGAAAATCCAGAATGGTCAAAACAAAACGGCTATTCAGAAAACAGAATAAGTAATCATTAAAAAAAAGTAATTATGCAAAGATTAACAATAATTGGTCATTGTGGCCAAGATGCAGAGGTAAAGGACTTAGGTCAAAACCAAGTTATAAATTTTTCAGTAGCAGTATCGGAAAGCTACATTAGTAAACAAACCAACGAAAAGGTTACAAACAATACTTGGTATGAAATAGCAAAGTGGGGAAACAGTACTGCAATTGCTCAATACCTAAAAAAAGGTACGCAAGTATTAGTTGAGGGCAAACCAACTGCTAGGTCATGGCAAAAAGAGGATGGTACATTGGTTTCTGTATTAGGAATAAATGCTTTTGAGGTTAAGTTGTTGGGCGGAGCTAAAACAGAAACAACTCCAACCGCATCTGCACCACAACAAGCAGAACCAAGTCAAGCCAATAGTTCTCCTATTGCATATAAAGAAGAAGAAGATGATTTGCCATTTTAGTGATAAATTTATCACATTTACAAAATAAACAAAAAAAAGTTTGTTATAAATTTGCACCATAATAATTAAATGTTATATATTTGACACAACTTAAAAAACAAATATCATGGCAGAAAAATTAAGAAAGGAAATCTATTTGGATATAGATGGCACAATGGAAATTATTAGAAGTCGAGGGCGCAAGATTTCGGTAAAGGAAACGGCAAAGGAGTTGGGATATTCTACTCCAGGAATGATGAACTTACGCAAGAAAGCACCAAAGCAAATTGAAGCGTTGTATTGGTATCTTAAAGACAATATGTTGACTTTTGAGGATTTGGTAAAAGAACGACAAATCGAGAAATTATGACACCACCACAAGACAAAGCAAAAGAATTAGTTTGTAAATTTTCAAAGGACGCAATTCGAGATTATAAATGCGCTTTAATAGCAGTTGACTTAGTGTTGGAAGAATTGCATTTTTCTGATACAGATTATAATTTAATTGAAAGAATAGATTATTATAGCAAAGTTAAACAAGAAATCGAAAAACTATGACACCACAAGAAAAATTTTTAGTAAAAGGAATTGCAATTGGTGACGTTCAAGCTAAAGTAGTTGGATATTATATTTACGATAGCGCAATTGATAAGCATTACATTTGTTCTCAAAAGACTTTATTTCGATATGAAGTTTATGGCGGAAGTGTAGAATTTGCAAATGAAATTCATCCTTAATTGCTTAAAAAAAATAGAAAATCAATATTAAAAACAGAAAAAAAAATGATTGCAGAAAACACAGCATTAGAATTATTCGGAACAAAAGAAGTTTCCGTAAAAGAGTTTATGGGTTCAAGCGATAAGAGTTTAGTACTTTTATCTGACTATGAGAAAGCCAAAGAAAACTTGGAGGAGTTAAAAACGAAGTATGAAGCAAGGGTTGAAGAACTTGTTTCTATTGATAAACTTTCTCCAGAAGAAAATAAAGAATTGAATAGTATTCGTGCCGAACTTAGAGAGCCACGATACCTAATCCAAAACATTGAGAAAAATAACATTTCAGTATTTGAAGCATATAAGAAAACTGACAAGGCAAATCTTAAATCGCTAATTGAAATTAACGTTTCTTTAGAGGACAAAGCAACCTCAAAACTTCAAGCAGAAGAACAACGTAAAAGAGAAGAAAAGGAAGCGGAAGCAAAGGCAGAGGAGTTGCGTGTTGAAAGAATAAAAACTCAAATTGACAACATCGAAACTTATTGCTATGAAGTCATACAAAAAATGAATTTTGAAAACCTTAAAATTTCTACTGACATAATTGAAAAAACTTTAAATGCCGAGAATGATTTTGAGGAATACGATTTACTTTTAGACCAGGTAAAAGAACGAGTAGCAAAACAGTTGCTTGACAAAACAAATGACATTACTGCAAGGGAAAATCAGCGTTTGGAAAACGAGGCAATGAAACAAGAGATTTTTCAAGTTAGAGTTAATCGATTAAAGGAAGTTGGTTTTGAATTATTTAATGATTTATTTAAGTCAAATGAGTTTGATTATTCAATAGTCAAAGCAGATATTTTTAATATAGATTCTGGAGCATTTGAGAATGTGCTTTTAGGAATAAAAGAATCTAAAGAAAAAGCAGAACAAATTAAACGTAATGCTGAAATTAAAAAGGAAAAAGACGAGCAGTTTGTAATTCGTAAAAATAGACTTGCGGAGATTGGATTGTATTTTACTAATACAAAATTTGTTCATGCTGAAGAATGTATTGAGTTGCTAAAAGACTATGTTTATAATGCAACAATATTTGAGTTTGAGCAAATATTATTGGATAGTAAAAAAGTTATATCTGATGCAAAAGCAAAATACGAAGCGGATTTAAAAGCCAAAGAAGAAGCAAATAAAAAAGCTCATGCCGATTTAAAGAAAAAAGAAGCCGAAAACAAAGCTAGAGTAAAACGTTTGGCAAAAGACAAGGCAACAATATTGAAATCTTTTGAAGTATATTTTTCTGATTTACATTTAGAAACAGAAAACGAAGAAACAAAGCATTTTATTTCTTTTGCTAATTTACAGATTAAACAACTTAAAGCAGATTTATTAACTCAATTAAACGAAATGTAATATGTCAGTAGTAAACATTAGACCAGTTGAAAGCGGTCAATCAAAAGCCGTTATTGCAATAGCAGGTCAAAGCGGTGACGGAAAAACATATACAGCACTTCTTATGGCAAGAGGTATGGTTTCAAAAGCATCCGAAATAGGATTTTTAGATACCGAGAATAAAAGAGGTTCTTTGTATGCAGATATACTTGATGGAAAATTTATGATTGGAGATTTATATCCTCCATTTAGTCCAAGTAGATACTCACAAGCAATACAACAATTTCAAGATGCTGGGGTAAAAGTTTTGGTTATAGATTCTGTAACTCATGAATGGGAAGGAACTGGAGGATGTGATGAAATTGCTAATGCTCCAAAAGCAGATGGTTCACAAAGAAAAGTTGCTAATTGGATTGAAGCAAAACGAGAGCATAAAAAGTTTATGAATGTTCTTTTACAAGCAAACATGGATATTATTTGCTGTATTAGAGCAAGAGAGAAAACTGATTTTAAAGATCCAGCAAAACCAGCTTCTTTAGGTATTCAACCAATATGTGAAAAGAATTTTATGTTTGAAATGACAGCGTCTATTATGATGGGTAATCAAGGTAAAACTCAATTTCATTCAAAAGTACCTACGTTCCTAAAAGAAGCATTTGGAAGTGGTCAAGATTACTTAGGAATTGAAACTGGTAAAAAAATTCGTGCTTGGCTTGACAAAGGGAAAAAAGAAAATTCAGAAATTACTCGTATCAAATCGGAAGCATTGTTGATTTGTGAAAAAGGATTTGAAGAACTTAATTCATATTGGAAAACAATACCAAAAGAATTAAAATCAGACCAATCATTGTTAGACCATTTTAAATTGTGTACAGAAAGCGCAAAATCATATGATGCTCAAAACTCAACTGATTATTTTGATAAACTAGAGAAAATTCAAGAACTGTTTGAAGCTAAAAAACAATTATTAGGAGTTGCTGACCAAACATTTATTCAAGGAGTAATTGACGATAAGGACGAAGCGAACTACGATAAAGTGATTTATCAACTAAATAAGTTGAAAGATGAACAACAAGCCAAATAGAGTAGCAAGATTGACGAGTAGTAACGCTTCTATTCTTACTGTTAGCGGAAATGGAGAGTATGGTTTTGGTGCTAGAGCAATAACTTATATTAACAAAAAAAAGAGAGAACTTCGATGGGGTAGAGGAATGGATTTGCCAGTTAATAAGTGGGAAATGAATTGGGGCAAATTATGGGAAATTTGGGTTCATTGGCAATTGGGTTCGGAGTATGAATTGATTGTTGACCAAACTACTATTCATCCTAAATATGAATTTTGGAGTGGTTCAGAAGATTTTAAAGTAAAAGTTGATGGTGGTTGTATTTCTGAATTAAAATGCTATCAAATGAATAATCACGACGAATATTCTATTTGCTTACAAAAACAAGATGTTGAATTGTTTAAAAAGAATTTTGCTGTAGAGTATTGGCAAATTATTTCAAACAGTTGTATTCACAATACAAAATATGGAGAAGCAATAGCATTTATGCCAACAGAAGAAAATCTTATTGAAATGCGAAAGTTAGTTGAAGAAACTGATTACATTGAAAAGCATTTGAAAGATGATCCTTTTAAATATAGATTTATTGTTGACAGACCATTGTGGGAGTTACCATTTATTCCAAGTCATTGTGAAATTGAAAGTATGACAAAGTTTAGATTTGAAGTTCCAATTACAGACAAGTTGTTTTTAACAAAGCGTTTTATAGATGCAAATAAACTTTTAAATCAAATGTAATTATGGCAAAAGAAATCCAATCAAAAGAAGAAGCAATTGAAAGCGTTATGTATGGAAACAAACATGACTTCAATAAAATATTTAGCTTTGCTGAATTATGGGTAAAAAAGCAATTTAAGGTTTTTAGTGCTGACGATTTGAAAGATGCTTATTATTCAGAGGGAAATCAACCTCCACAACAATTAAATGTATTTGGAGCAGTCTTTAGCAATCTAGCAAAAGCAAAACTTATATTTCATCATGGATTTACAAAGTCAAAACACAAAGTTGCTCACGGACGAGATTTGAAAACGTGGATTTCGCTTGAATTTAAACAACGTCAAGCGAACAATGCAAGTAATAAATCAAATTTAAAATTAGAATTATAATCGAGTAGTAGGTTTTCTCATGGTAAACCGAGAAGTAGATTATAAACTTGAAACCCTTTCCTGATAACACAGAGAAAGGGTTTCTGCTTATTATAAGCCATTAAAAAATAATTTTATATAAAAATGATAAAAAATAAAAAATAATTCATGATTTGTTTTTTATTCAAATAAATTTATATATTTGTATCGAATTAAATAATCAATGTTGTGATAACATCGGTAAATATTTCGGGTAAAAAATTACAAAACAGTCTTTCTGCATAAAGTGGAAAGACTGTTTTTTGTTTAAAAACCAAAGTAAAATATGAATTTCGCACTAGCAAGAGAAGTATATGGTATAGGAACGTGGAGTATAGATTCAAAATCTTTACCAGCAATGCTTCAAATCTTAGCAAATTCTAAAAATGGTCAAACATTAGAATTACCAGAAGTAAAATATAATTCGATTTCCGTTCTTAAATTTAAAAGTAGTGATCAAGATGATGTTGAGGACTATGTAGAAGAAGAATACGAACCAACAAACGAGGATATTCAAGGTATAGCAATTATAAACTTGAATGGAGTTATTACAGTTGACGGAGGAATGTCAAGCTATGGAATGACAGACTTATCAGAAATGATGTTGAGTTTGAGCAAAAATGATAATATTAAAGGATTTATTATTTATGCTAATTCTGGAGGAGGTTCTACAAGTGCTGTTGAAATAATGACAGATGCAATTTCCGAAGTTAAAAAGACAAAGCCAGTTTACGGATTGGTAAAAAAAGGAGGTATGGCTTGTAGTGCTTGTTTCGCAATCTTAGCTTCATGTCAAGAGATATACGCTGAAAATGAAATGAGCATAGTTGGAAGTTGTGGAACTATGGTTCAGTTTGAAGGTAGAGCAGCTAATACGGAAGATGGTGAAGGAGAAAAGTATGTTAGACTTTATGCAAGTAAATCTACTAAAAAAAATGAAGAAGTAGAAGAAGCATTAAACAACAATAATTATAAAGTTATAACGGATAAATTATTAAATCCAATTAACGAAAGGTTTTTAAATTTAATTGAAACAAATAGACCTATTTTAAAAGGAACAGATTTTGATGATGGTCATACGGAGTTTGCGAAAGATACGGTAGGAAAATTTATAGATGGAATTGCAAGTAAGTCCGAAGTAATCAAAAAAGTTATAAATAAAACGAGAACAATTAATACTAATACTAATCAAAATTCTAATTCAAAAATGAACAGAACAGAATTAAATCAAGCGCATCCCGAACTGGTACAAAGTATCATTCAAGAGGGTGTTATTGCCGAAAGAGAGCGAGTAGCTTCTTGGGAGGCGTACAGAGAAGCAGATAGTAAAGCTGTTTCTGATGGAATTGCTAGTGGTCTAAAAATCACAGAATCACAATCACACGTTTTTCGAGTGAGTTTAGCTAACAAAGGAAAAGTTGATGCCTTAAAATCTGACAATGCAGTAGAAGTTGTTACACCACAATCTACTACTGTTGAAAAAACAGAGGAAAAAAATAATGAAGCGAAAGCCGCTTTTGACTTTGAACTTTAAATTTTAAAAAGATGCCAATATACGGAACACAACGTAATGCTGACAGAAATCAATCAACAGTTGATTTTACATCGCAAAATATCTTTACCTATGGTAATAGATATAATACAGGAATTTTAGTAAACAATCTTGGAGAAACTATTAATGCACAAGATGGATTTCTTGTAGTAAGAAACTCTGGAACGTTTGAAACTGCAACTGCTAAATTTGTTGCTTTGACTACAGGTCAAACAATGATTATTGCAGGGTTAACTTATACTTCTACCGCTGCTTCAACTGCCGCTCAAGTAGCTACTGCTTTTGCAAATTTAGCTGTTGGAGCAACAACAGGGGCGGGTACTGCAACAGGTACTTATTCTGGCACATTAACTGCTTATTCTACAAGCGCAGCACAAGGAGCTAGTTTAGATACAGTAGTGTTTACTGCTAGTACTGTTGGAAACAAAACTGATTTAACTGCTACTGGTACAGGAACTTCTCCAACATTTACAATAGTAGGAGGTACTGCTGGAGTTGACGAAGGGTTTAGCCCAGCCACATCTGCTAATTTAGCAAATGTAATAGGTATTCTTAAAATTGAGGATATTAATACATTAGCAAATGGAGCAAGTATAAAAGCAAATTATTGTACTGCTGGTGACATTGATGCTGGAATGTTGATTTTACCTTTAGGAGTTACGCTTGATACCATTGTAGGTAGCAAAGCATTAAAAGATGTATTAACCGCAATAGGTTTCGTTTTAAACAACGTAACTGAATTGTCTAAATTTGATAACTAAAAATGCCAATTTCAATTCAAGAACACAGTAATATGCTTACCCACAAAGTTGTGGGCAAGTTTGAAGAAATGATACCAGTACGTTCTGGTTTCTCAGCTTGGTTTCCAGAAGAAACTACTCCTTCTTTATTAGTAGATGTAGAGGTTCAGCGTGACAACGATTTAATCGCAGTTGATGTTGTTCGTTTTACCGAAGGTAATAAAAATAAATCTTCAAGAATAACCGAGCATGTTTATCAACCGCCTTATTTTAAAGAGGATTATGATTTTCAACGTGATCAAGTTTACATGAACACTATTGGAAATGGAGTTGGTTTAAATAGTCCAGCAGTAAATCGAATGGTTGCTGCAAATGCTTTAAAAGGAGTTGTAAAAAACAGAGATAAAGTTATTCGTGCAATTCGTAAGCAACAAGCTGACGTTTTACAAACTGGTATTGTCACATTAAACAATGGAGATAATATTGATTACAGACGTAAAGCTGCTTCAATGGTAAACGTTTCTGTTGGAGGAAATTATTGGTCAACTTCCGCTTCTGCTACACCAATGGTAGATATTCGTAAAGGAATGGACTTTTTGCGTGATGTAGGTAATTCTGGTGGATCAGCAGTAAATGTTGTAATGCGTTCACAAGCGTATGAGGCACTTATTAATACTTCCGAAGTAAAAACACAGGGGGTAAATACTCTTATTAGACGAGTTGATATTGGTATGCCACAGTTTTCAGAATCAACTGGGTTTTCATTCAAAGGACAAATTGATGGAGGAGATTTCGCTGTAAACCTTTGGACTTACAATGAAAAATACACTGATGCAAATGGTGCTACACAGTACTACTTAGCAAACAATTTGGTGGTAATGATGCCAGATGATTTTCAAGGAAAAACTGTATTTGGTGGATTACCAACGTTAAATGAAACTACTGTTGGTGGTGTTACTACACAGATACCTGGAATTGTAGAAGCCAACTTCTTAATTCGTGCTTATAGCGATAAGAAAACAATGTCTAGTACATTGGAACTTACTTCTGCTCCTTTGGTAATTCCTTTTACTATTGACAAGATTTACACAATGCAAGTATTAGCATAATCTTAAAACAAAGTAAATTATGGCAAAGTACGAGGTTATCACAATTGCAATAGCTGTTAAAAACAACAGAATTGCTAAGTTTGGAGAAACAGTTGACGATTCTGAATTAACTGTAAATGGAAGTGCTTTGATAGAAGCAGGTTCATTGAAATTAATAGAAGCAGATACTATTGAAGTGGAAGCCAAAACAGTTGAAACTCCAATTGAAGAAGTTGTTGAAGAAACAGCTACTGAAGAAGTGGCTAAAACTAAAAAAGCTCCAACTGCTGCTGAAAAAGCACAAAAATAAAAATGCCTAGCTTATTCGATATTATTAAGCGTGATGCAAAGTTTATAGTCAATTCTGGGGGTTATCAAGTCGATATTGAAATGATAACTCCCGATGGCTACAAAAAAGCTAATATTAGTGGATGGGCAGTAAAAACATCAGGTTCTTTTGATTCGGATGGAAATCAAGTTAATACTAAAAACGTTCATTGCACTATTGATGAAAATGCTTTAATATCTTTAGGTTATCCAGTTAGGACTAATAAAAAAGGAGGTATTTTAGAAGTTGACTTAATGCAACACAAAGTTAGTTTTAAAGACAGCACAGGCGAATTAAAGCACTATCAAGTTCGAGAAAATATGCCAGATGAAAATTTAGGATTAATTACACTTTGGCTTGGTGATTATAAAAAATCATAACTATGGCTTCTATTTTAACAGAAACTATTGGTGTTCAAAACTTTGAGATTGTTGCTAATCGTATAGGTTCTATATTATTAGAAGAAATTAACAATCAAATAGACAAACAAGGTTTTGATGATACAGTAGAGATATTTAATGAGAGAATAGAACCTTTTAGTAAAGAGCAAGATGTAATGATTACAATTGCTTTTCGAGAAGCTCAATATGGTGGTCAAACTACTAGAGATTCACAAGGCGAATATCTTTATTTCATTGACATATTTGCATCAGGATGGGGAGAAGGAGAAACAACACCAAGTATAGTTTCTAAAAACAAACTATTCAGATATGTTGGATTAGCACGTTATATTTTAAGTTCTGGAAAATATTTGACATTAGGTTTTCCTCCAGGATTTATAGGTGGCAAGTACATTGAAAAAATGACGTTAGATACAGATTACTCAAACTTTGGTAATCATAGTAATTATGATGGTTCTTACATAAGATTTGCGAGAATAATTTACAGAGTAAGAGTTCAAGAAAATCAAGCGTTATGGGAAGGAATAGCATTGAATGGAAATACAACTAATGTTAGTTTAGATAATACAGATCAAGGCACAAAATTCATATTTAATAATTAAAAAAGATACAGATGAGTACAATATCTACAGCCGTTGGACTTGACAGAAATTCAAGAGTAAGCGGTTATAATGTAAAACGAGGAGTGTTCACCACAGGTACACAAAATTTACCTCAAATCATTGCTGTTTTTGGTGAAGCAAATACCGCTAATCAATCAGGTTTGACTGTTACGAAAAGAGAAGTTACAAGTGCAGCAGAAGCGGCACAGTTGTATGGTTATGGTTCTCCTATTCACAGCCAAATGCGTATTTTAAGACCTTTATCTGGTGATGGAGTTGGAGGAATACCTACAATTGTATTTCCACAAATTACTGCTGGAGGTGCAACTGCTACTGTAAGAGCTTGGACTGTTGTAGGTACTGCCACAGCAAATACTACTCACTATATTATAGTTAATGGTAGAACAAATATTGATTTTCAAGAATATGCTGTAAACATTGTTGTTGGAGATACTCCTACAATCGTTGCTACAAAAATAAGAGATGCTATAAATTCAGTTTTATCATGTCCTGCAACCGCTGCAAATACGGCAGGAGTTGTAACCGCAACTACCAAATGGAGAGGTATAACAAGTGCTGAATTTAATCTTAGTATTAGTTATGGGGCTAACGTTGCTGCTGGATTATCTTATAGTCAAACAACTTCTACAAATGGTGCTGGAGTAGTTGATTTAGCACCATCATTAGCACAGTTTGGCGATGATTGGTACACAATGGTAACTAATCCTTACGGAACTGCTCATTTGGCTGTTTTAGAACAATACAATGGATTGCCTAATGACGTTAATCCAACTGGACGTTATTCTGGATTAGTTTACAAACCATTTTGCGCATACTTTGGAAGCGTTCTTTCAGACAAAGATGATTTAGTTGCCATAACTGATGATGCTGCAAGAAAATCAGAAGTAACTAACGTTGCTTGTGTTGCTCCAGGTTCTTTAGGTTTTTCATGGGAAGCCGTTGCCAATGTTGTTGCTTTAGCTTCAGTTGTTTATCAAAATGCACCTAATTTAGACGTAAACAATTTGTCTTATCCAGATATGCCAATACCTTCAAATGGTGATATTGTAGATATGAGAGATTACAATAACAGAGATTTTTTAGTGAAAAAAGGTTGTTCAACCGTATTATTAAAAAATGGTGCTTATGTAATACAAGACTTGGTTACAACTTATCATCCTGACGGAGAAATTCCATTACAATATGCTTATCCAAGAAACTTAAACATAGACTGGAATCTGGCAGATTCATACAGAACTTTTGAAACATTGTACTTGCAAGACAAGACATTGGTTGCTGATGGTCAAATAGTAGATGTAGATGGTTGTATTAAACCTAAAGAGTGGAAAGGATTAGTTTATGAATTGTTTGACAACTTAGCTGAAAAGGCATTGATTAATGATCCAGAGTTTTCTAAATCAAGCATGGTTGTTCAAATTAGCACCTTAAATCCTAATCGATTTGAAACTACTTTTAGTTACAAAAGAACAGGAATTGCGAGAATTGAAAGTACAACTGCAAAGGCAGGATTTTAACCTTAAAAAATAAAAAGAAATGGCAAATTTTGTATTCGGGGATTGTGTAAATATTACTTGTTCTCACTTAGGCCAAACATATCGGTTTTCTCCAAAAGCCAACGAATCATTTAATGTTGATAAAGGCGGTATTCGAGGAAATGACGATATGAATCAAGTAACATCAAACGGTCAAATGATGTCACAATTAAACAACGCAAGATGGGCTGTTGATGGTCTTATTGCGGTTGATCAAAATTCTGATTTGGAATTATCATCTTTGAATTTAATGGCAGGTTCTCCTTCATTAGGAAGATGGCAGTTTGATATGATTTCTGGAGCAATCTACGTTGGAACAGGCAGACCAGTTGGAGATATTGCTACAGATTCAAATGCTGGAACTTTGCCTTTAAAAGTTTCTGGTGGCGGTATTCTACAGAAAATATAATTTTTAAATAAGCAACATGAAAAACACAGCAGTAAGTAAAGAAGTAGCATTGGATGAATTAGAAAACTTTGTAAACAAGTTTGTAAAGAAACCAGTTGCTAAAAATGAATTGGAAGAAACATATCCTGACGTTTTAGATGCAATAATTGATGGTTATTTGTCATTTGATGCAGAGGGATTGCCAAAGTTAAAGTTGAAGTTTCCAGTATTAGACGAAAACAAAAATCCAGTTTTATCTGAAATAACGTTTAAGACTAGAATTAAGCCAACAACGTTAGCAAATTTGGCAAAGGGATTACATCCTCAAAAAGAAGTTTTCCAATTGCAATTGAATATGACTTCGTATATTATTGACCAATCTGTAGCAATGCTAGATAAGTTTGAGCGATATGATTACGATGTAATTAATCAAGTTTCTTCGGTTTTTACATAGACTGGTGTTACGATGGTTTAGACAATATTATTAAAAGTCTAGTAGATTATCATCATTGGAATATCAGCGAAGTAAAAAAAATGTATTGTGACAGTTTTGATTTTGAAGGATTGTTATATTGGTACGATGAACTTATAAGAATGGATAAAGAATCCAAAAAGAAAAAATAATTAAAATCCTCTTAGTTAGTTGTAGAACGGCTAAGAGGATTTTTTACTAAAACAAAGAATTATGGCTATAGCTGCAATGCGTGTTCCTACTATATTTACTGCTGTAGATAGATTTAGCGATGTTGTTTCCAGAATGACAGCTAAGACTTCTGCTTTTGGAGCTACTGCTGAAGCTGCTGCAATGCGTACTTCGAGGTCATTTAATCGAGCAGGAACAAATATGCTTACTGCTGGTGTTGGAATGGCCGTAGGAATAGGATATGCAGTTAATGAGGCGGTAAAGTTTGAAAAAGCTATGGCCAACATTAGCACTACTATTGATAGTACACCACAATCAATGAGAGTGATGAGCGATTCTATTTTGAAAATATCAAAAGATATACCCGTTTCTATTTCTGAATTGACCTCTGGAATGTATGATGTTGTTTCTGTTGGAATTGAAGGAACGGCAAATCAATTGTCTGTTTTGAAAAATTCAAGTTTATTAGCCGTTGCTGGTTTGGGAACAGTTAAAGAAGCTGTTGACATAACTACATCATCAATAAATGCTTTTGGTAAAGAAGCTGGATCAACAGCAGAGGTTACAAATAAATTATTTAAAGCGGTTAAATATGGTAAAACTACTGTTGCTGGAATTTCTGAAAGTTTTGGTGCTTTTGCAGCTATAATGAAAAATTCTGGAGTAACATTAGATGAATATTTAGGTTCTGCTGCTGCTTTGACTACTACTGGTATGACTATGAGTAGAGCGCAAACGCAAATTTCATCAGCCACAATAGCACTTATTAAGCCAAATTTAACGATGGCAAAAATATATAAAAGATTAGGAGTAAAAGACGTTCCTACTTTTATAAAACAAAGTGGTGGTTTAGTTGGAGCATTGCAAAAAGTAAATGATGTTTCTCAAAGCATGGGATTGAAGTTAGGTAGTGTGATGGGGAGAAAAGAAGGACTATCTGCATTGTTATCATTGTTGGGTGCGCAAAGAGGTAAATTTGGAGAAATTATGAAAGACATGGCTTCTGGAACAAATGTTTTAGGAGAAGCGTTTTCCAAACAAGAAGCCACACTTGCTACAAAAATTCAATTAATGAAAAACAACTTAACTATTTTAGCAATAAGAATAGGAGATGTTTTAATTCCTAGAGTAAAAGATTTGGTAGATTCTATTTTGCCAGTTGTTCAAAGTGTTACTGCTTGGGCGCAAAGAAATGAAGGATTAGCAAATACGCTTTTAACTGCTGCCAAATGGTTGTTAATATTGGGGGTTGCATCCAAAATAACAGCATTTTTATTCTATGGATTAGCAAAGGCAATAGCTTTTGTTAAGTGGGCGCAAATAGCATATACTACCGTTGTTGAACTTTGTACTGTAGCAACGTATCTAGCTGCTTCTGGTCAAGCTACATTTGCAGCTAGTTTGTGGGCGGTTGCTAGTGGATTAATGGCGGCTTATTGGCCAGTACTTTTAGTAGTTGCTGCTTTAGGCGGATTGGCTTATGCTTTTTCTAACAGCAAAAAATCTACTGATTTTATGGTTAACGGACAAATAATGGCTTTAGGAAAAAGCAATAGAGCTTGGGAAAACAACACAAATACAATAAAAGTTGAATTAGCAAAACAAAGAAGTGCTGTTGAATCTGTTTTTAAAAGAACAAATTTACAAGTTAATAGTCCTTATGATAAGAATAATTTATATGATTTAGGTGCTAACGGAATTGGAATGATAAATCAAAACGAAAAGAATAAATATTTATCTCAATTTAAAGGACTTGATGCAAGAACTTTAGCGAATATTTCTAAAAATTATGACATGAGCATGCAATCTGCTACAAAAAAATATTCTTTACCAAGTTCAGAAAATGCTCCAGCCACTAATTTAGCGGGAAATCTATATTCAAAAGATGTTGAAATGATGGATTTTATGAAAGCTAATGAAAAAAGATTTAATTTAGATTTGAATGTTACTGCACCAGATGGTTATGGTGTTGAAGCAGGAAAAGCACCCGAAGGAATTACTGTAAAAACTACTAAAAATCAAGGAAACCGATAATGAACACAACCGATTTATTATTATACGAAGCTGGAGCAGGAGGTGACTTTGCTATTATTGATGATGATTTGGTTATGGGAGAAAGTCTTTACCAACAAATATTTTTAGCATTATTTGGAGGTAATATTGAAGCAAGTACCAAAGTAAATTATTTACCAACTGAAGAACGATTTGACTATTGGGGAAATCAACTAATTTGGAAAGATGAAAAGACAAAACAGTTTAATTCAGAAACCGAAAGAACAATACAAAATAATGCTTTAAATAGTTCTGGAAGATTGTTAATACTTCAAGCTGTTGATTTAGATTTAGCGTATTTGAAAACAATGTTAGACTACACTATTGACGTACAAATAACTGGTAGGGATAATTTGCGAATAATAGTTAACTTTACAGAAAAAACAAATCAACAAGACAGAGTATTGCAAATGGTTTACGACAATGCAAAAAATGAAGTAATAATTGAAAAAATAATCTAAAATGCGACCAATTCCAACCATACAGCAATTAAAAGCAAACATTTCAGGAGATTTTAAGAACAAATTAAATTTGGCCAACGATGCTTTAAAAAGAGTTCTTAATGCGTTCTCTTTAGTTATTTCTGCACAATTTCATTTGGCTTATTTGTATTTAAGAGATATTCAAGATAACATTTTTCCTGATACTGCCAATAGTGAAAGTGTTGGAGGCACACTTGAAAGACAAGGTAAAATTTATTTGAATAGAGATAGGTTTCCAGATTCAGTTGGTTCGTTTAAAGTTTCAGTAACAGGAGTTGCGGGTTCAGTTTTACGTCAAAATATTACTTTTAAGTCAAATGAAGGAACACTTAATCCAGGACAAGTTTATGTTTTAGATACTCAATATACTTGTACAGGAACAGCAGATATAATTACTATTCGTTCACTAGGTGCTGGTTCAACTTTTAATTTAGCAGTAGGAAATAATTTAACTATTACAGAGCCAGTAATAGGCGTAAATCAAACTGTAAGCGTTACCGAAGTTGTAACGCAACCAACGGCAGGAGAAACAGAAGAATTGTATAGACAAGCTATTTTAAATGCAATTCAATTAGAACCGCAAGGAGGTTCAAGAGCTGATTATAGACAATGGGCTACTGATGCGCAAGGTGTAAGATTAGTTTATCCTTATGTTACGGATGTTACCACTGGAATAGTAAGTATTTATGTAGAAGCGGTTTTAATAGACAGTACTGATGGATTAGGCACTCCAACAACTGCAATTTTGAATGATGTAGTGGCAGTTCTTAATTTAGATCCAGACGTTACGAAACCAACCTATGAAAGAGGTAGAAAACCAGCACAAGCATTTTTAAATGTTTTACCAATTACTTTAGTTCCAGTAGATATAACCATAACTGGATTAAATGTAAGCACTACTGATATTGAAAATACAATTCAAGAAAGTATAGAAGCATTGCTTTATAGAGTTCGACCTTTTATATCTGGTGCGGATTTATTGAGAAATAAAAATGACATTTTGTACTATGGCAGAATGCAGTCAGCAGTAACAGAAAGTTTAACAAATGGAAATTTTTACGACAATTTAGAATTGTTTGTTGATGGAAATGTTGAATTGTCATATCAATTTACTTTAGGAAACATTCCTTATTTAAGAAATTTAATATTCAGTTAAAAATGTACGAAGTAACAGAAAAAAGTACTGTTTTTGGATTAAAAACACCTTTTGGATTGAGAACACCTTTTAGGTTTCCAAATCCTAGTGGTGTTTCTTTGACAGATTTATTTTCAAGTTTAGCATTACAACTTTACCCAACAGGAAGGGCTTTTAATCTACTTAAAAATAGCATAATGGATAAGTTTCATTCTGCTATAAATATGAGCTTTATTAGATTATTAAACGATGCCAAATCAACTATAGATTCGTGTTTTCCAGATAACGAGAACTTTGACGAAAATGATTGTGCTTTATGGGAGTATAGATTTGGGATTACGACAAACGAATTACTTGATTTGCCAAATAGAAGATTAGCGATTTATCGCAGAATGTCAAGAGGTAGAAATATACCCGCAAGACAACATATTCTCTATTTAGAGTATCAATTACAATCAGCAGGTTTTGATGTTTATGTTTATGAAAATGGATTTATAGAAGGTGGCGTATTAGTACATAAAAGACCTAATGAAATATTAGCACTTATTCCTCCAACAACCCAACATGGAGGAAGTTCGCAACATGGTATAGGATTACAACATGGAGGAGTAAATTCGGAAGTCATTGCAAATTCCTATAAGCCAAATGAATTGTATAGTGTTGGAGATAATTATTTGTCAAAGACATTTTTTATTGGTGGATCAAGTTTAGGAACTACTGCTATTGTACCAGAAAACAGACAAGAGGAATTTAGAGAACTTGTTTTAAAATTGAAACCAGCACATTTAGTTGTTTTCACATTTATAGATTATTTGTAATATTGTAAAAATAAAAAGAAATGAGAGCATTAAACACAAACTCAAATATTGATAATTCAGATTTAACAAATTATCCAGATGGTAGAGTTAGAAATAACACAGGGACAGGTAATGGTACTCCAGTAAACGAAAGAGTTTATGGTGACATTCATCAAGCGATAGCAAAAATGATGCGATTGTATGATATTGTGCCAAACAATTTACCAGATAATGAAACGAATGGATTTCAAATCATAGAGGCCATAATGTCATTGGCTTCAAAAAATGATTTTATTTTGCCATTAAGTTTAAATACTGGAGTTTTGTCAGTTCCTATAAAATTAGGTTTTATGCGTACTGGAGAACAAGTAGTTTGTAAAGCATCTTTTGATTTAGCTTCACAAACGCAAATAAAAGGTTCAGATGCCACAACTTTTACTTTTACTGCAAATGGTACATTTAAAACAAATGAGTATGTCAGAATAATTAAAACTGTTTCAGGAGTAGAT